TTAATGATGATGTTTCCCCGCTCTCCACAGATAAAAAACTTTACCTGCTCCAGCATCAGGATCGTTGATGTATGCCTTGGCAAATTTTACATATTGCGCAACATCTTCTCCCCAGAGATTCGAATAATCGCTATGCAGCATATTCATTAAATAATACCAGTCGTACTTATTGGCATGTACACCGTTCTGATCCATAACACGGGTAGTTTCTTCTACTGTCCAATGTTCTCCGGTAGTACCGTCAACATTTTTCATTTCCGAAACTGCCTTTTTAGCAAGGTGTTCATCAAAGTGCGGACCATAAGCTATACAATGAATTTTCATCATTATAGCTTCGTAATCTTCCTCATCGATGACTTTGATTTTTTCTAATGCACAGCAAACAATATCGTCAACCTGTTCTTCTTTTAATTTGTCACCGTCAATATGCTCTGCATAATGATCGTACTTATGCATTATCTTCACCGTCCTTCTTTTTAGGTTTTTCCGAAAGATTTTCAAGCACTTTCTTTGCAACCTTTTTAGCTATTTCCTGACCTTCTCTACTTGAAAGAAAGGCTATTGTAAAGCCAATCAATAAATTGCCCATTGCCAACGCCTCATTTCTTTAAAGTAACAGACGATGGAGTAACTGTAGGCGGTGTAATTTGTGGCCATACAAAAGCTGTGCAGCAAAGATTATTACTGCGAACCACTGCTAAGGGCGGTTCTGTCATCACACGCAAATTATAAATTTTTCTGCTGCGGATTTGATCTGCTCTTACTCCGTCACCGCAACGGTTAATCATTTGAATTACTGTACCGCCTGTACCATTTAAAATAACTATCGGCAGTGTATCAGCACCTGCAGGGATTGCCTGGGCAATTAACAAACAAATCTTTTCATTATTATTTATTGTCATCGCTGGAATTGTAATTTGCAATTCATTAGCAGCAACTGCCACCTCAGTACTGGCAACTAAATTAGGACATACTTTACATCCATTATTTCCACACATATTATCATCTCCTATAAAAAAATAGGGCGGATTTCTCCGCCCTGTATCACGTCTTACGACGGAGCCTTACTTTTAAACCCCTTTAAACCATGTTGCAACCGCCGTTCAGGCTATTAATGCCCAAACCATTGATAATGCCGGCATTCGGGCAAACTGCGCCAATACCAGTAACCTCAGGTTTCGGAAGCATACGGCAAGAGATAGAAGCCAGTTGAGCTTCTACAGCGTTGAATTTAGCATCACTGTATACGCGGTTTTCCAGAACGACATTTTTCGTACGTTCCTGAGCAAGTTGATCACGCAGGTTTTGATACTCATAAAAGTCAATCTTCGTACCGAGTGCAGAGAAGCCAGCCATAGTTTGCTCTTGGGTTTGACGAGCAGTATTCTCAATCAAATATTGAGTACGCGCGCTGTCGATGATTCCCTGTTTTTCTACCTGGCAATTAGATACAGCATTGCAACCATATGCAGGAGCAGCACCGTTATTGTTCCAACCACCACGATTGCCTAAAAAAGCAGCAAACAGGATAATCAAGAAGATAGCAATCCCCCAAGTGTTAAAACCGCCATAATATTTTTCGTCCATCTGCAAACAACTCCTTTCTTGATATTTTATTTATCACATCAGCGTTTAAGCTGTTGTAACCCTGCACGTAACCTTGCTAAATTATCATTTGGCTGTTGCCCTTGATTAATATCAGGCTGAACAGTTCCGCCGGTTCCCTGTAAATCACCGACTATATTTTTTACTTTGTTAAGATCTACACCAGCAGCCTTAGCAATAAATCCAGCCATAGGATTATTTAAATATCCATTGACCTTAGTAACAATGTCTGAACTAACACCATTCTTAGCCAAAGCGTTTAGCGCATCACCCTTACTATTAACCTTGTTCGCTACATTCATCGCCGTCGCCCATGCTTCCGCAAGGCGGTTCGTGTCCTGCTGGTTTAGTCTCAGCATTTGTGCTACAGCTTGTGGATTGATCATTTTTAAGCACCTCGATTTCACGCTTCATATTCTGCATTTCTTTCAGCATATCTGCCATAAGTTCCGTTTGCTCCTGCATCTGCTGTTCTGGTGTTTTAGGTTGGGTAATTACTTTAAGTTCAACAAGCTTGTTATAATATTCATTACTGATTTTTTCTAACTCATCATACGCATTTTGAGTAACTCCAATCTTCTGCCTGTTCCCATAAAAATCAACCTGAATAATATTTGTTCCATCTACAATGCAAGTCATCGTTTGTGGATATGTAGTAAGTACAGAACTGCTTGTAATTCCTAAATTCATATTGCCACTCATAGTCTTGCCTCCGTTCATTTATCTTAACTATATTATCCGTTAAATCAGCTCTTATAATCCGTCAACATTCCCTCATAATTCCCTAATATAGGCATAAAAAATAAGGCAGCCACAACTATTATGTGACTGCCTTTAATGCTCTCTTAACTGAATTATACGCCTGCTGCAGATCTCTTTCGACCGTTTGCACTGACGTATCTATTTTCATTGCTATTTGATAGTTTTTAAGATCGTGAATAAATTTGAGTTCTATAATTTCTATTTGCCGCGGCGTTAGTTTGGCTTCTGAAATGATTGCTTCAAATTCCTTTCGTGTGGACTGCGAAAGCCAATCTCTTGCCTGCAAACGGCAAGTATCCATATAATCACCTGCTCGCTGCTATAGCTCCTACTAATACCCCTCCTGCAAATCCCCAAAAGGCCTTCTGTCTCTGCTTTAATTCACTTCTTGACTTTTCTTGTTTTATTTGAGAGCTCAACGTCTGCAAGGATTTGTTTTGCTCTGCTATTGTTTTTTTGGAGTTCGACAATGATTCCTGCGCAAGCATTAGCTCGCTCCTTATCTTCTGATAAGATAAACGCTGCTCTTCGATTAGCTTCTTCAGCTCGTTCGAGTTCATCTGCTGCAGTTCCAACGTGTTCGATAGCCCTATCAACAGATTTTCCTGTCTGTTTATTATCGTCTGCAATTCGTTGAACTGTTCCCTGGACATCGTTATTGTTTCCGGAAGTTCCTCCGCAAAACAATTTAAAGAAAATGATAAGCACAGCAATAAGGGCAAAACTAATAATAAGATACTTGCTATACCTGATTTGTTTTTCTTCATTCACTTTCTGCCCTTCTTTCAAATTAAATTTTATTTTATTATCATTAAGATAGTTCTATTTTCAATATAATCAACCTGTGCGCCGTTTTCTATACTCCCACTTATATTTCCTAGTATTTTAGAGATAAAACAACGCACAGGCTAATTCTGTGGCTGGGTTTTATCTTACAGATTGTAATAAGTAATGCACCCTACCAGAATCGCAAGAGCAATACCAGCCCAAATCAAAATACGCTGTTTTTCCATATTAGTCACCTCCTTATACAATCTTTACCAATTATGATGCCACCAGATAGCCTTACCACGAATAACATCACCGCCTGGTTTCAGTTCTCCGTCGCCTGGCACATCTGGCAATTTCCACAAGTCCCAGCGTTCAAAAGTAGTTGCCGGGCCATAGTCGTCTAAGTCTGCTGCTTCTGCATGTGTCATTACGATATCGGCATTAATGTCCAATTCAAGTTCCTCACACAGTACCGCTACAACTTTCGCCATACTATCTATCTGTAACTCTGTCGGTGGCACGTTGCCAAAGTCGATATGCCCATCAGCATAGGCTACAGCATCTACACAGCACGCTAAAGCAATACCAATAGCTCTAGAATTGCGCCGCCATGTATGAGCCTTATATTCAGTTAAATCATCGGTTGTCGCCATAACAGCGCCGTCACTATCAATGTTTAAGTGATAGTCACTAAAAAACTGGTGATAAATACCAGCTGACCAGTGTAGATAGATCTTATCAATATTACCTCTAGCCCTTGCTGCTAACTGCCGTAGCTCATCTAAAGTGATTCTTTTTGTTACTGCCCCCATTATTCTCTGCCTCCTTTTCAAATGGATCAGGTACTCCATTCTCGTCTTTATCTACTAAACTCGTAGCTATAAAAGTAATAAATGCGACCATAGCCGGTCCTATAACCTCTCTTATCAGTGCTAAAAGATCAGACATAACAATCTTATCCAACCACAACCACATATACATCCACGCAGCGTAATAGGTCAGTACCAGCAAAACGACTGCAATAAAATAGCCTACAATGACAGCCATTATTTTTGGCGACATTGAGGCTACTTTATTTCTGGCACTCACTATTAAGTTTTTTATTTTCTCAAACATAAATATCACTTATCCTTACATGAACAGTTATTACATTTGTTTTCTACCAGCAATAACCGTTCACCAACTTCGTCAATTCTGTTATGTGCAGATTTTGCCCTCTGATCAATCTCAGCAAATTTTATTTTTAAATCTGTCGTACGTTCTTGCTCCCTATTAATAGTCTTAGCTAAAGCGTCAACAGTCTTTTGCAGGTTCTCTATCGCCGTAGACAAAGGATTTATTATCCAAATCTTAAATACAAAACCTACTATGCCAAATAAAAAGCTAAAGATTGTTATTGAGGCCATTGCCATTTCAACCATCTTTGCACCGCCTAATCTAATATAATAGCGTCCAAATCCTCTTTGCTTAACGCTGCCTCTACTTGTGCCTGTTTAATCCATCCTTGCTGCTTGCAAGCACCTATATGAGAAGATAAATCAGCACACCAGGTATATACCTGAGCAGCGTTAAGATACTGTATTGTTTTTTCAGTTTCCCCTTCTTTATAGCCCCGGACTGGACATCCCAAAGGATATTCGTTTGCAAAACGTTCTGTGCTGACATTCAGTGCAATTCCCTGCATCGTAAGCTGAGTATCTTTATCGCTATCATACCTCACAGGGTTACCGGTGCATTCAGATATGAACCCGCCAGTAATTTTATCTGCTGTCCAATTATCTACTTCTGTAAGTTTCCTAGCTTTTAGTTCGTCAATAGCATGCTCAGGGACTACTTGTTTTTGTACAACAAGGTCACCCTCTGCGTTGTACACCATTTCTGCCCCTGTAAGTCTTTTGTAAAAAGCCGCTATTTCGTCATAATCATACGCTCCCATTGGGTCGTTAGGTATAACATGATAATCACTAATATAATGTTCTTTAAGCAAATGCGCTATATAGTAATTATTGTTACTATCTTTTTTTACAGGATAATTTTGCCATGTTTTCATTTTTTCACCGCCTTAACTAATTCTCCAACAAAAGGTATGTCTCCAAGAGCCGCTACTTACAGTTGTTCCACCTGCCGCAATACCTGCATAATGGGCATTACCATTGACACCACCACCACTATCTGTATAAAATCCAAAATACGCCCACATTCCGCCATTTGGTAACGTTGTGCTTACCACCGTCCATTTACCAACGCCATCAGTATTTGTTGGTAATGGTGCTGCAGACGGAAAATCTATATTAGATATTTCCTCATCGACATATTTCTTATTGCAAACATCAACAGCATTCAGCGGAGTATTATTTGTTTTAAAATTAGTCGCTGTTAAGATACCCTCTATCTCGGTATCACCAACCTTAGGCACATAATCCATTTCAGGCAGTTGATTTGTTGGTACTTTTCCATTTACAAGGTCTGCTTTGTTTTGTAATGTTTCGCGCATTATTTCTGGAACCTGTGCTGCAACAGCTTCTTTCGTCTTTAACGGCGTCATTGCTTTGTTATCAACTACACCAGCGATAGCTTCATCTGTTGTCGCTATACCAGTAATGCCAGCTAAACCTTCTAAGCTGTCAGCAATATCCTGCGCTCTATCTGCCTGCTCTGTAGCTGTAGTTGCTGAAGATGCTGCTGATTTAGCACTGCTTTCTGCACTTGTCTTACTCGCAGAAGCTGAATTTGCTGATGCTGCAGCTAACGTTTTAGATTCTAATGCAGATTCAGCACTACTAGAAGCCGCACTAGCGGAATCTGAAGCACTTTTTTTACTATTTTCTGCAGCAGTTTCAGCAGCCTTAGCATTTTCTTCACTTTTTGCAGATTTGGTTTCACTAGCTTTCGCATTATTCTCACTTGTTAATGCTGCATTTTTACTTGCTAATGCAGCATTAGCACTGCTAGAAGCTGATTTTTCCGAAGCCTGGGCTGTTTCTGCACTGGCAGCAGCAGACGACTGTGATGCAGCCGCAGCATTTTTACTTGCTAATGCTGATTCAGCAGAAGAAACAGCTGCACTTTTTGCGTTTTCTGCGGCAGCCACTTTTTCATCAAGTAACGTTTGAACGTTATTAACAGCATCTTCTGCCGCAGTAGTAGCAGCTTCAACAGCGGTATTTTTAGCAGCAACAGCTTCGTCCTTTATTTCCGTAGTCTCATTTACTGCAGCATTTTTTATAGCGGTCAGCTCTTCGATTGCAGTATTTTTAATATTTGTTGTTTCGTTAACGGCGCTCTCTTTGACCTGTTTCGTTTGCTCTAATACATCTTTAGCTAAAGGTAACACCCTCGCAGGGTCCTCCGTCAGTACAAGCCCATCACCAGCATCATTGATTCTAAAACTCATTCCAGCCTTTACCGGAAAAGTATTATTAAAATTACTTACATCAATACCAGCAGATAATGTCCTATTCAATTTTTCATTTAATTGCTGACATATAAAAGTTAGATCGTCAAAAGACAATTCAATATTCTCTGCAAAAAACGGACCTTGATTAACCAGGTTCATTAGCTGATACAATGGCAGCTCACGATAAATAGTTATTTTATGTCCATCAGGAAGCGGATCGCCATTAGCTGGATAAGTAACTGTTTTAGCTCCAAGATCGACAGAAAAATTCTCCGTTTCTACGGCAACGCTATCATCACCTGTAATATATACTTTTATATATTCAGGATGATCCGTCATCTGAAATGTTATTGGGAATTTCGTTGTCGCTCCATTACCAACATAAATATCTTTAACTGTCGTATTCTGTACCGTCATATTCTCACCACCCTTAAACCTTTACTGCGGCCGGAGCATCTTTAACCACAGTGGCATTTAGCATACTGGCTATGGTTGATGCTATCTTTAACTTCTCGTCCAAAGATGCAGCCTTCTTCTGCTCCTCCAACAGTAAATTTATTTGGTCTTGTATGATAGCCTCTTTATCCATAATTTCACTCCTGTTCTATAACTGGAAGTATGCCTTTGTTCTTCAATAAGTGATAAATAAATAAGCGTCCTTTCTGCGTCCAATAAGTATGAAATCTATTTTCACCGTCAGTAGTAGGAAAAGTCTTGCTTTGAGTATATCCGTCACACTGATATTTTTCATACAAAAACCATATACCGCCTTGTTTATACTGAACACCTAATTCATGAAGTAGGCTATTCATTTTCTTTGCGCTCATACCATAGTCTTTTGCAATCTGCGTTACCGACATCAGAGTGTTGTTTTGCAGAATCAAATCATAATAGCTTGCTTTAGGCTGCATTTCATTTATGATCTGCTTTTGCTGCGTATTTTCAATTTGTAGAGCCTGAGCTTTTTCTGCTATTTCAGCGGCCATTCTAAGAGCTGCCGGCAAATCTTTTGGAATTACTTCCTGCTCTTTTAACAATTCTTCCATTTTATTGAAAGCAGCAATATATTTTAGCTTCCATTGCAACGCATCTTTACCAGTAAACCCCATTGCGAGTAAAGTAAACCCATCACGGTTCATGAGATATTCAGGATAGCTTTTATTATTCCCCTCTACCTTGTACATATTTTCTTGAAAAAATCTGACAGCCGAATTTTCGGCTTTCAGAATTTCACGAACACTATCTAATACATGCTTATGTTCTTTCCCAAATTTTTCAGCAACCTGCCGACTAGAAACAACTACCTGCCTGTCAATGATTTGCACTAAATTTTCCATAAATCGCCTCTCCTTCCAAATAAAAAAGCGCCTACCGAAGTAAGCGCTTTCTATTAAGTTCTAACTAACTTTATGATACTATTTTAACTCATTTTTATAGTGGTTTTGTCGGATACATTTTTAATTTTTTTACATCGCCTCTGCTCTCATATCCAATAACCTTACATTACTATTTTAACTCTTGTTAAAGGGCATTTTGTCGGAAACTTTTTAAAATTTTTTCTTAATCTAAAGTAAGGTTAAATAACTAAACTAAATTGACAAACTATTATAATTTTAGTAGTATAATAATAGATAAAAACAACAACAGTTATATAATAGTATAGAGGTGGTATATATGTGGACTGGAACATGTGGATTGTTAGAAGGTAAAAAAAATGTACTTTTACCTGAGTTTAACTCATTCCAAAATACAAATAATAATAAAACCGAAGATACTAATTGCAAAAACAATGATAATAAAGAAAAAAAATAAAGAGCGGAAATCCGCTCTTTATTTTTTTAACAATTATTATCTCTTCTATACTTTTTCTCTTGATTATACCACTTATTATAAAGTTTTATAATTTCTGTATAATATTTTCTTGCAGGATCATCATTTCTAATAGCTATAAAAAAATACAGATTTTTTACATATTCTAAAAATGTTTGATGTAATGAAGGGTATACATAGTCGCTTTCAGCAAGATTATTATTAAAATACATACACAAATATTCCAATTTATTTAAAACTTTATCCATCATAGAAACAGTTTTAAAGTAAAGATCATTAATCCATAATTCATTTATAGATTCTACTGTAAGATCGTTTGATTTATTTTTAAACTCATAAAACTTTAAATACAAATCAATTTCAGATAAATTATATCCTATTGTAAGAACTTCTATATAAATTTCAGGTTGTACTTTTTTCCGAAAAATATTAATAAGACGTTCTCTTCTTTCTTCGCCAAATAAACCATCCATCTCTTTTTTATCAAATCTTATTATTTTTTCGTTATTTAAAAATAGAATTTCATCAATGAATCCTATTTTTTGTAAATATGAATTAAAAGCATGTAATTCCATAAGGATATCAGTAGCATATAATTTAGCCATTTCAAAAGCATTTTCTTGAGCAAGTTGTTTATTTCTTGTTTCATTTTCTAACTTTATATAATAAACCTGCACTGCAACGAAAATAAGCGAAATACCTGTTGCTATAGCTCCTAATGATGAAAAGAAATTAGTATTTTCTGTTAGAATTTTATGAGCAACAGGAAAATAATATAAACCTACAACAGCCGATATAACTAATGCACTAATTATAGATATTTTATTTTTAGACAGCAAACAAAATATTTTATTTTTAAATTCTGCAATCATACACAGCTCTTCTTTCCACGATAGTAAATACTTTTTATATTATACCATATAGTTTATAAATGTGATATAATTGTGAAAAACGAAAGAAGGAAAACATCGTGGAAACCAAATTGCTTAATTTTTCACTTTCAGCATCTATTCTTTTTATGAATTTATCCATATTGGGGTTAGATGATACTACATTTCATTATATATTTACCGCTGTTTTTTTTATGCCATACTTTATTTACTCAAGGAAAGCCGATTTTTCGTCAATCCACAAAAACATTTTAACTGTTTATTTAGTTCTTCTTGCCATGTCTATCCTGGGCAACTGGTTTCAGCACATCGGGTTAATTTAAGTATAACCCCCTCGAATTTGAGGGGGTTGTTTTTATTCATCACGTTCTTTTTTGGGTCTACGTCGGAACAAATCCTCGGTTCTCGGTGTCATGTCACCGTATAAAATATCCCAAGCATTAAAGAACCATTTGCTAAGTTGGCTCGGCAACCCTTTATAGAGAAGAGCTAAATTAACAACCGGCTCAACAAGCTCTTCGTTTTCTTTTTCACCTCTAACCACTTCACCAATAGTCGAAGTAGAAGTAAATACTGTATTCAACGAAGACTCTATCGGAGAGATGCGATATGGGAAAGTCTGCATATCAAACATTCTCCTTACTCCAAAATTTACTCCCTGCCCTATTGGCCCTCCTAATGTAAACGGATAAGAAAACAGTTCTGACAGGAAATCATTGTAATCGTCATCGTCTTCATCAACAAATGGATTTTCTCCAGCAAGAAGAAGTGAAAACAACGTAAATGTAACCCATTTCCCAAAGACAAAACTAGTTATTTCTTTCGCCATCTTTTTATATGCCTTGTCTGAAAAGTTTATTTCCTGACGTTTAAATGTAGCATACCATTGGTTGAATTGTGTGTTGAAAAAAGTTTGAAACATGAAAAATATTTTTGTAGCTCCTTTAGTTCTTACCATAGAAGAAACATCTGTCGCTCTTGTAGAACCCATTGTTTTTCTAATAATGCTATCCGCATAGTCTATGGCTTCCTGTTGAGTTTTTCCTCTATTCATCTGTCGTGTATATGCGCCGTACCATATTGGCATTGCTGTCAAACCATCTGTAAATGCCATTGACATATTAGACCATTCCAATACTTTTTTTGTCATGCCATCCAATTTATTGTTTTCCATCAGCTCCCTTGTTGTAAAATCAGTGCCTTTGAATCTTTCAGCCATCATTGGCGACAGTTCCTGTACAGTCTTCCACATTTCTCTTGCTGCTCGTGGCGAATTGCAGCCTAACATAATTCCATTAGTAATAAAGTCCTGTAACGCCTCTATATGGCCATATCCTTCAACCGTGTTACCATAAAGCGCTATATTAGCAAGATTCTGCGTATTTATCTTAAGGCTCATACCAATCATATAAGGAATAACCTTACCACGCAGTTTATCTGCTACATCTCCTATAAATGTTTCAGCTGCCGAAGTATTATACATACCTTCAGGCCTAGCAGTCACATCTATTTGCTCTTTTAGTGCTTTAAAAGTTGCTGTGCCCAGCTTAGCTCTCATAAGACCTGTTATATCTTTATCATTAAATATACGGTTAGCACCCTGAATAACTTTTCTAAAATGCAAGTCATGGATGGACGCATTAATCTCTCTTATCCCTGCATCCAATGTAAGATCAACAGGGTATTTTGCTCCTACTGTTCTTGCTTTCATGCTTCCGGTATTAGTATGCATACCATATTTTAACTGAGGTTCATTTGTTTCAGTAAACGGCGTATTGCCTGCTGGAGTACTTCCTCCCCTTATATCTCTAACGAGCGGAAAATATCCTCCTCTAAATATCACAATATTACCGTCTGCAAGAATAAGTTCCCTAGGTGTCGCTTCCTGTTTTTTAGGAGTAAAGCCTTTAGTCTGTCGTTCATTCTCCGCTTTTTCCGACCATTTATATTCTGCGATATTTATTAACTCTTGTGCCATAACTACATCCTGGCTTGTTAAGTTATTGCTAAGAAATCTAAGAATGTTTTCTGCAGTAGTTTTCCTTGCAACTTCATCAGATACAGTCTCAGACGCCCTTACCCATAATGGCGAATTTTCAAGCCCAATCGGTGGAGTATCACACAATCTCCTAAAACTCTCCTGAGTCCCTGAATACACAAGCATTTTGACAAGATTCGTTCTGTCAATCTTTAATGGTTCACCATCTATATCTGTGCCTAATTCTGAATAACTTACCTTTGCATAGACATCACCAACAGCTTCTTTCCAACGTTTAGACGCAATTTCAAACTTATTTGCTAAATAAGCCAAGTCAACGCTTTCAAGGTCAAGCTTATGCTTTAGCGGAAGATAAAGCATATTGTAAAAGAATCCTTGCTTCCCTTTGTCGAGAATTTCATATATGCTGTCGGATGTTAACCCTTGAGCTATTCCTTTTTCAATCAGGTTTACTTTTGCGTTTTCTCCTGGAACAAGCTTTTCAGTTGTTTTCAGTTTTTGAAGGTGCAATAACGTTTCTTCCTTGAATTCATTAAAATCCTTTTTAGTTTCTAATAGGCCTACGCCTTTTTCCTGTTTTGCCAGAGCCCGGATATTTTTTATAGCGTCAACCACATCAAAGTATTGATTGCGCGTTAATGCAGTAGGATTAGAAATGTCAACAGTTTCATCGAATAGCCACTCAGCAATATCAGCGTTTCCTAAAAACTTATTCATAGCATTAACGTATTGTTCAAGCGTCATTTTTTTATTAGCCGGATCGTATCCTTTTAACTTTATACCCATTCTTGCAAACAATGCTCCTGCTTGAGACAGATGGTCATCATTAACCCAAGTTTCTTTTTTTGCGTTCTTAGCCCTTTTTAAAGCTCTTCCCGCCTTATCTACAGCAAGTATAGTTTTCATACTTTCCATAACTAGAGCATGGTTTAATGCCTGTAAACGTTTCTGAGTTAAGGCTGTTTCCATATCTCCATCTCTTACAGCAACAGCAGCTTTAGCTGCGGCGTTACGCTCTGCAACAATAAATTTTTGCACTCTTACTGAATCTTTTATTGACATATTATCAATCATTTCAACTGCAGCATTAATAGCTTGTTGCCTACGTGCTTTAGCTAGTTTCATTTTAGTTTCTGTGCTACGCTGTTTGGCGAGAATGCCAGCCGCAGCATCTTCGATGATTTGCTGTTCAACCCCTAGAACCAATCCACTTTCATCACTATAGAAAGCTTCCTTAGTCGCAAGTTCAGCTACCTGTCTTTCAAACACTATGTCAGGGTACTTCTCATTAACAACTTTATCAACAGCATTTTTTATAGCCTGTGCTTCCGTAGGATTTACAAGAACAGATTTTGCAAAGTCTTCTCCACTAGCATATTCATTTTGCTCTGCCACTGCAGAAAACAATAACATATATTCCTGTTCTTTATCGGTCAGTACTTCTTCGGAGTTCTTTGCTCTACCAATTAGCTCTTGATATTTTCGCGCAGCTGTAGCAGCACTTTTTTCTCCTAATGTTTCGATCATTTGTCTTTCCGCTAAATAAAGTTTTTGACCTTGAACATTTTCTTTAATCGAAGGAGTAACTTTATCTCTGTATGCCTTTATTTCCGCACTACGTTCTTTAGTGAAATTTTTAAGGCTCTCTTTCGTCAAGCTTTCAACAGCTTTGTCATAGGCATTTTCTATTGTTTTAGCAAGTTGTATTTTAGACTTCTCGGAAAGGGCATCTATAATAGTAGCAGGAAGCTTGGCAAAATATCCGTCTAGCTTTTGTTGCTCTATGATAGCCTCCTCACTTGCAAGCGCTCTGTCAAATACTGCTCTTACCTCTGGAGTAATCTCCTTTGCATATTCTTTATTAGCATCAACAAAATCTTTGATCGATTTATAAATACCAAGCAGCCACTTTTTCCAGTTTGCAAATATCCGTCGCAAGTCTTTACTTGGTGCAATACCCAACATAAAATACTGTTCCGCCCCAGTTGCCCAACGTTCATAAATTGCTGTTTTGCGGTCAAACTGCTCTTTGGTAAGATCACCATCATATTTATCAAGTTCAGCCCATTCTTCTTCACTGCTTTCTGCATATTCAAGGAGTGTCTGCCTATCTTTACGCATCTGTTCTGTTGCGGTAGGAAGCTTACTGCGCCTCATAATATTCACTGACAAATAGTGTCCCAACGCCTCGTGAATAACAGTACTAGCATTGGCCCCTTCAAACAGGCTGATAATTGCTTTACCTTCTTCGTCCCAGGTGATAGCGCCTTTAGTTTTCCCTTCGGCCTGGTAGTATCCCTGCATTTCTTCTCGTCTCTTGCGAAGTGCATTTTCATCTGGTATACTATTATTAAGAAGACTGCCAAGGTTGTTGCCTTTGCTAGCGGAATCGCTGCTAGGAGATTGTAACAACTTGTCAGTCTTAACAAAACCGCTATCTGTTGAAAACGGCATGAGCCATTCGGGCTTCTCGTTTTCAATCAGTTTAGCGGTTTTTTCTTTATTGATGTATCTTAATTTTCCGTTTTCAATTTGCTTAGCAAACCATTCATAGCGTGGTTCGCCTGTCTTATTGTCAGTCTTACCATATGCGCTTATAATTTCGTTCATAACATACTTATTGCTTTTATTATCTACTTCGAGTTCGAAAGGCACTACAATAGTTGCTCCATTTTTAGATTTTAAATCCAGAGCAACTATTTTTCTTTTTGCACCATTCTTACCATCATAGGTATCAAATATCATTAAGGGATCAGTTAATGACCTAGGTATCTGCTTCATTATATCAGCAGACATATCACTTTTATGTTTTCCATTTAAAACCTTATCAAGATTTTCAACAGACATATCTACCGGCAATATTTTAGCACCAGCAACTTCTAACGCAAGAGGTGTCTGCATTACTCTAATAGTTTTATCTACCAATTTTCCTGATATAAACTTATCAATATTAGCAGCGAAGTTATTTTCATCCTCAAGCAATTTTTCGTTAGCGCTTTTAGTTTGCATATATCGGCCCTTAGGCGTACTGACAAAACGCTTGAAGCTTACAGGGTTATCCCTAAAATACTGCATAGGGTCATCAGGATATTGAGTTCTTGCGGCACTTTCCAACAACACCATCGCTTGTAATGCTTCTTGTTTTGTTGCCCCAATCTGTCGAAGTTCGTTTACCTTTTCGGTTTTCCAATTTTCAAATTCATCTAAATTATATTTTGCTTTCTGATATTCCTTAGCTATCTCTTTTTGCAGACGCTCATTATTCACTGAATAACCATCATCTTCAAATGTTATACCATCTTTGACAGCATTCATAAAATCTGCATTCTTTGCTACCATTGCTTCAAAGTTTCCTACTAAAATATCTATGGTCTGTCCCGACTTTGCTGCTTGGACAATATCTTCTTGTTCTAATCCAAGCGTTTCTGCGACATTATTAATATTTTGTGTCTGAGCATACTGATACAAAGTCTCGCCGTCCACCTGAACAAATTCGCCTTGCAAATTGGCATTTACTACAGACGCTGCATAAGCAGGCTCCGCTCCGCTTTTTTTTATTCGCTCGGCGCCTTCTTCAATCATACTAAGTTGCTCTCTATGTATTTCTTTATCAATACGTTTATTAGTACGATCACTAAAAACTTTCAATCCACCAAAACCAACACCAAATACACCACCAACTAGACCAGAGTAAATAGCATCTTTAGACATTTCAGGGAAAGCTTTAATTATTTTATCAGTAAGTTCCCCAATTCTGGCATTTGGATTCTTCGCTATAATATCGCTTACTCCTTCGGGGAACTCCTGCAACGCTTCTGTAAACCCTTCCTCTACGCCGCGTTTAATTATCTCGGTAAATTTTTGAATGTACCCTTTTCCGCCAGGAACTTTAGCAAGGATTCTTTCCATACCTGTTTTTTCTAATATGCCTTGAACTACAACATTTGTAATTAAAGGCAATTTCATATCTTCAAATTTTACGCCTTCTGCATTTAACCGTTCATACTGACTACCAGCTATTTGTGATCCCATAAAGGTTGTAGCTACAACAGGTGCACCAGCTAACGCAAGACCAAATTGAGCAATAGTTGATGGTGCAGCTTCCGCCACAACAAGTCCAAACTGCCCAAGCGCAGTATCACCTTTAACAGGCGTTCTTTGTAACAAAGGAGATTTTGCAACTTCTTCTAAAGACACAGCTTTCTCTCTACCAGTACTGCCAAGTACATTTCCTGCAGTATATAACGCTCTGAATGCTAATGGCATATTAATTCCTAAGGTTTGTTCGTCTTGTGCTGCACTCTCATTAAATTTCCCTAGTGCAATTCCATAATTAGCAATATTTCGCGCTGCCCCTTTAACACCATTCCATAATGAGGTAGCCGTTTTCCATTCATCGGAATACTTTGTATCGTCTTGCAAAAAAGCATAGTTATAGTCATCTTTTGTACGGACATACTCACCAACATCATTGCGTTGATAAATATTGAGATTTACTCTATTTTTTATTTCTGATGTGACCCTATTTAACTCTTCTTCATTAAATGGCATCTTATTCACCTACTATCTCTTTTAATTCATCAGGATCAACTACTTTTATCTCTCCATTTTTCATAACAACTCTGAAATAATAATCATCAGCCTGCTGAATCTCTTTAATCCCTGCCATCGCCAAAGTCGCAGGCGCATAGTTAACTTCAGTACGCCAACCTAACCACGAATCTTTATCAACAATACTGCCTAGTGGCTGTTTAACCATAAACTCTTTCCCCTTTTCTATTATTTCATATGGTGCCGGCTCACGTCCTCTCCGTTCTGTTTCCTCGGTAATCCAGCTTTGTAATAGCATCTCTACACCTGTCCACATAGATTTTTTTGCCTTTGAATTTTCCTTGCCTACAATGCCGTCTTTAATATAGTTGTTTAAATCATGCTTATAAATTCCTTTGTTATTTTTATATTTAGAGTATTCCTCCTGCATGATATATTTTTGATCTGCCGATAAATGCAATTCATTGCATGTCTGCATTAAAGATTCGTAATCAGGAAATGTTCCTGCTGCAAGTCTAGATTTTAAAATACTCATTTCGACATCACTTGCTTTTCTATCATTAGAATCATAAAAATAATCCGCTGCGGTTATCATTTTCTTTCCAGCTTCAACATTTGCGCCAGCAGTGTTTTTTACCCATTCAATTACCGATTCATAAGGCACACCTTGTTGATGCATAGTATAGATTTTTTCATTAACGTTTTTATAGAATAAATCATTCTGCGCTTTGATCCGATTCTCACTATCGGCTTTCATATTTTTATACGTTTTAAATATCGATTCTCTATCCTCAAAGGATATTATTCTCCTACTGTTGTCACCGTCTTTGTAGTCAGTAAAGTCTAAATCTAAATGCCCTGCCGTAGATTTTGCAGAAGGGTTACTATATTCATCAATTACGTGAATTCCTTTGCTTTCAGCATACTGTATAAATTTAGCTCGATTTTCGGGATTCTCCAACCAATCACTTGCAACATCGACTTTCCATCCTCCACCGTGGCTACGCTCGCCTTGAACATGTAAATTTCCACTGTCGGTGCCACTTGTTACTAATAAAGGTTCACCAGTTATTTTTTTGTAATATTCCCCTAAATCAGCAATACCATTACGAGTTACATATTGTGTTCCTTCTAGAGAAACTCCATTCTTTTTGATCCACGTAGATCCCTCTGCTGACCACATAACATCAGCAGAAGATTTCCCCATATTATCAATAAATGCCCTGGCACCTTCTTCATCGCTGCCAAACTGTTCAAGAAGCTGCTTCGCCATTATATAGTTGTCTTCGAGTTGCTCTTTCTGATTAATTATATAATTGAAAGAATTACGCTGATCAGGTGTCAAAACGTCATTAAAATATCGCACAAGTCTTTTGCTTTCTGTGTAGTCCTGGTTAACTATAGCCTGGTTAATTACTGCTGTACCCAGTCTACCAAGCGCTTTGTTAGTTTCCAATTCAACACGTTCTTCACCATATGTTCCAAATATATCTTCAACACTAAAGATTGTTTTGTTAACAGCATCTTTCAACGCTTGAGGATCATTTGGATTTTGCATTAGCGTTGTCGTAATCTGATTTTGATTGTTTTCATAAGTAGTATTCTGCCAGGCTTCAAACTGCTGCGCTCTGTATTGCCCCAAAACTCTGCGATTAGCATTATCAGTTTGCTGGGTGCTGTAATCAAATAACATAGCACCTTTGCCGTACTTTACGCTTTGAGGACTTTGAGCCATAAGCTCGCTGCGTATCTTTCTTTCACCAACTTCATACTCACCGACAATGTCAAGAGCACCTTTTTCTTTTTTCTGCATCAACTGCATTCTTAGATCGTTAGTACGTTTTACATACTCATTATTAGCCTGCAGAACGTCGGTTCTTATGATCTGCTCTCTTACATGCTCAACACCGGCCTGAATAATTCTACCGGTCTGGGATGATTCTCTTGCAACAGCCTGCTGACCGCTGTTATCATAGCGGACATTAGATACTTTACTTGCCGGCGCTCCTAACTGCGCACCTACTTGGAAAATGTCGATTGCCATATTCTAGCCTCCTTTTGGGTATAGAAAAAGCGCTTTAACAAATTGTTAAGCGCTTAAAGGTGTGTTATAATGTTGTCCGAGATAGTCAGTGTGTTGGCTTCCCTTACGGGGGGTGATAGCTATTGTCAACTTATGAAGCATTGTCTTTGATGATTGCTTTTAGTACATTAATAGCTATTGTCATTTTAGGCTGTAAATAGCCATGAAATAAGCCGCTAACACCAGTGGCGCGCGGCTTCCTTTCACGTTTTACGATTATGAGGGAGAGCCAGCGTGCGACCACTGACTATCTCTTTTCGTTTATTATATAATACATTTCGTACTAATGCAACACTCTCTTACCACTCTCTTGGTACTCTTTTCTTAAATCCAGTTATAACCTGTGCTTGTACCATAAGTAGTTTTCCACTTACTAGAATCATAACCGCCTAAAGATATATTACCACTATTACCCCATCCATACCCGTCACTTCCTTTTCCATACGAGGAAGCACCTTGCTTTCCTGCGCTCTTAGGACTGTATAAACTACCTGCAAGAGATAACCCACTCATAAGCATATTATTCATAAGTGCACGCTTACCGGCTTTACGGTAATTGCGTGCATTTTGATTATAGATATCACGTTGATTAACAAGGTCAGTAGACTGCTGAAAAATATTCTCAACGCCTTGCCTTGAATTATAGCGTTCAATAGCAAGCTCTGTTTCCATATTATACGCACTGTCAGCTAAAGCGTTTGCCGCACTGCCTGAAGCTGTTATACCGGAAGCACCTATATTAGCCCTCTGCTGGCTTAACATAGCGTTCATACGACGGCGTTTATTTTCTTCGTTGATAGTATTTGACTTAGACTGTTCTTCAGCCTGTGCCTGCAGTTTATCTGCGTTCTGATTCGCTATCTGAGCATTTACCTCTGCCTGTTGAGCGGCAGCGTTATATTGCTGCTGCTGCGCTCTGCCCGAAATAAAGCCACCCAAAAGAGTGGCGCCTATTGTTGCCGCTACGCCCATTATTCATCATCCTTTCTAAACTCAAAAAAGTGATGCGGCAGATTATAAACTCCATGCGGCGCTGGTTCATGTATTTCTGCGCCAAGCCATTTAAGCCAACGCATTATATTATCATTTCCAACGTTGACCCAATTATATAACCTGTCGTATCTCTTTAAAAGCCCTCTTACAGCCTTTTTAGTCTGCCTTCCGACAAATACCTTATGGTTCTCCGTTTCCTTCGTCATAAGCAGCCATACGCGCCCCTCGTCGCTCATTATCGAAGCTTTTCTCACTCCATATACAGCAGCAGGTACGCCGTTGATATGCAGGCAGCCGATTTCATCGCTGTGCTTCAATCCATCTAAAATATCATCAAGAGCATTAGGGCCAATAGCACAAAATAGTTCACTGTAATTATCTGGTTTAAGATTAGCCGCTATATACTCAGCATCTGCCCTTGTGGGCTTTACAAATTCATACTTTGCCATAATACACCTTACCCTTCTATTTCCGGAATCAAAGATAATACAGTCATCGGCAGCGGATCAGGCTGTTTAATTATTATCTGCTGAGTTTCATCATAAGTAGCAGCTTTGATCGTTACTTTAAACTTACCTGTTTGCAAACTAATTGGTTCCCCATAGGCTTCATTACTGCGCCATTTAAACTCATTTAATTCATTCTCCTTCATTCCAAATAATCCACCACGGCTATCTTTAAGTAATAATGTAACTGTAGCAATTCGTTTCTTCCGACTTAAATATGTGCCATCTTGAGCTGTAAAATCTATAGGCAGTGTTTTTATTTCCGCATCTATAGGCAGCCCTACATGGACCTTCTTATATTTATTTCCAAGAAGAATTTTGCCGTTTTCTACAGTTTGCTGAGGAAGTACGTTTCCATCAGCCAATATAGCCACAGTATACCCTTCTAAATGCTCAAGACCTGATATTTCATCGGTTGGCTCTCCTTCATAGGTTATCCCACTATCGACGAAAAACTGATCCTCTACATTAGTACTTTTATCACGGCTTTCCATTATTTCCACATAATACTGCCCGCCACGCTCAATTACTGCATATAACTTATCTTCTGTTGACCCTCCGATATTACATACACTAACAAACTTCCCGCCTGCCGTGGTATGTTGGTGCCATGCGTAGATATCCTGTTCCTTTATGTAGGTAAGCCCTAACAGCAAACCATCATCACGCACACACCAAACAATACTGTTAGGTATCTGCTGATAGGTCATAGATATTATTTTATGCCCTTCAAACAAGTGTGAAGCCAATAAATTTAAATCATCACCGGTATATTTATCAACATCATAGCTGTAAGCAAGGTCACGTATGATATTGCCCTGGTGTTGCACATAAATAATCCTGCTGCCGATAGTGACAGGATTAACATCTGACACACCCCTATATTCCTGCGGTTGACTTAAAACATTGCTTCCTGTAATGGCTTTACCTCCGCCGCCTACTTTAAATTCTCCGCCGGCTGTTAACAGCAACATTTCACCAAAAGCTATAATTGCCTTAATGCCATTCATTTGTCCACCGTTTAAAGTGGCCGTAATTCCATCATCATCGGCAGACGGTATGCTTGTTCCAAAGTTATAATAGTCTCCTGTTTTGCTTGTCCAGAATGTCTGCGGAAATCCTTTACTTCCCGCAAAGACTAACCTGTCTTCATAAAAGCCTGTTGCAGAAGGATACCCTTTTTCACCATTCCAAGCAGCAAAAGCAAAATCACGGGTTTCATCTGTAGAAGCCAACTGTTTTTTTACAGTCCCTTTAACTACTGTAGGGCTAACATATTCAGTAATCAATACATGGCCCGTATAATCTCCCCCGATGCTTTGAATGGTTATATAGCCTCTCTGCTTCTCGTTTTCACCGCTCCAAACACCTGTATTAAATTCAGTAGAAGTAACTCTGTAACTGGCAATACTTTCAGACGTGTTCTCCTCAGTCAAGCTATAATTCTGGCTTCTGTTCCCGCTCTGTGTTCTCACATTTACCCATTGTAAAGAAACAGGATCATATTTTTCCAAACTAAAATTACCATCCCAAAAACCAAAACTTTCTACATAGACATTGGATTTCGGTAATACGCTAACCTGCAGATCTCCACCTGTACTAATTGGTGTCCCTTTTTTGTAATCTGTTTCTAAAAAGTGAGTTAGAGAAAAAAGACTCCCTTCATCACCCTTGGAAAAAATAGCCGAAGAAGCAGTCAGGGTTATGTCACCATACACCTCCGAAGCTTTTACTGTTGCATTATTGCCAATAGATAAAGTGTATGAAAGCCTAATCCAACCATCATTACCACTCATACCACTAACATTACCATAGCCACCATTGCCACCAAGAGCACCAGATCCATAACTTGTGCCATTACCACCATCATCAGAAGCAGTTGCACCTTTTCCGCCACCGCCACCCAATGCATTGATTCCTAAAGCACTGGAAGTCCCACCACTATTACCATTATCAGCACTACCAGCAATTCCAGTTTGTTTTCCTTGTCCACCTGTACCTCCTGCACCAACTATTAAAGAAATTGGTTCAGAAGGTATTTCTAATATTTCTTTTGTTATAAAAGCACCTCTTCCACCTGTTCCACCACTAAATTTGGTTGAAAGATATTCATTTTTTCTTTTTATGCCGCCGCCACCGCCGCCACCGCCTCCAGCCATTTCAATATTTATTGACACCGCCGAAGACGGTATTGTTATATTATATGCACCTGGTTTTCTCCATTCTAATACTTTAGTAATGATGCTATTATTATTATACCTAGTTTCATCAAACGGTCCGCCTATAATATCCATTGCCTCAAAGCGCCAATCTAAATTGCCATATCTTGTAAGTGTCATCGGCGCATGTGCCGGATGAACAATAAAAAGCACGTCAGCACTCTGTGTATATTTTATTTTTGCAGCATCTTCTAAATCTTTATCAGCAAAAAAGTTTTCTATGCTATATGGTGTGCCATCTTCTTTAACAACAATACCACCATCTGTATAAAACTGGCATCTGCCAGCAGTAATTTCAACAATATAACTTTGATCTGTGCTGTACATAAATGGTATTAGCACAGCCTTTTTATTATTATAAGTCTGCGCTATAAACTTAAAGCCTGGTCTATTAGCAGCGCCACCATAACGCAGAACGAAAAAATTTCTTAAAACAGCAGCCCCGCTGTCATATTTAGCAATATCAGTACGTCCATACATAGACGGTGACAATTCACCGCCGGCAAAACTTGATTTTAATTGATAGAGTGCCATAATTATGCCCCCGTAAATCTTGCTGCCGCTAATCTGTCAATGTGCGGATCCAGCAAATGTTCTTCATCAGCGTCAGTAGAACTGGCTTCTGCAAAATAAGCGTTATAAGCCTGGATACACATCTGCGTTAAATCCAATTTGCCAGTCAACGCATAAGCAATTTCTGCAGCGAGCTTCCATCCAAATGCTTCTACAAATTGAGCATCATATAAATCTGCATCAGTAACATCTACAGTGTATTCAATCCAGGCATTGCCGATATTAGTATAAATAGCTTTCCCCTGTTTATCCGAAACGATTTTATATTGGTTATCTCTCGGCAAGCCACAAAAATGCTCGTTATACATCATTCTCAGGCATACTGCATCAGCAGGGTAACGATATGCATACTTCCAGTTAGGAGGCACATCTTGAAGAGCAGCTAACTGTACACTTCTTGTAGCAAATGTCCAGGGGAATTTCCTTAACACGGCCTGTCTAACATAGTCATAGCAGCGACGGCATACTCGTGCCGGCTCGCTGGCTTCGTCAAGTCGTTCTATTGTAGCTACGCCTATATGATTAAGTGCAATATTACAAATCTCAACCTTATCCATAATTTCACCTCTGTTATAAAGAAAACCGGGGACATATGCCCCCGGCTGATTTAATCTTGCGCCAGTGCCACTAATTCATTAATAATAGCTTCCCTGGATTTCTGACTTGTTTTTATTCCCTGTTCTTTGGCCAATTCTTTTAAATCATTAAAGTTCATTGCTTCATATTGGAGATAACGCGGATCGTCATTACCGGAAGATACTGCTGCTGGTCTATTAAGTTTCACAAAATGTTCAGGAACCTTAATATTATCTGCAAGCGTTACAATATCATCACGCCTATACATACGACCCAAAGTAAAACAATTACGCTTTACTTTGTAAGTAGCCATTATAAAGTTACCTGGATGCCGTCAGTCATATAAGCAAAGACCTTGCCGCCCACAGCCTCACTAGCGGTGTAAACCAATCTAATATAACGATTACCATATTTGATTGGAGAAAAGAATTGTGCCACAGTACAAGCCCTTGTTTGAATCAGAGAATCAGGTACACTTACCTCAACCTCATCAGCAGGACTATTAAATCCCTCAGTTGCAGAAGATTGTACTTTAACCTTAGTAATCTTGCCGGAAGTCATTGGTGTGGTCAGTTTTACGTCAAAGTACAGCGGATGCATAAACCCGCCTGTACTTCCTAAATCAATAACATTGCTGTTTGCGCTTGCGCCGGTAACGGCCTGATTCTCAGACAGCAATAATTGAGCATCAATACGTGCCATTTTATATTCCTCCTTTTTAAACAAGCTGAGATTCAGTATTCAGAATAGCTGCGCAACGCTGGAACGGAACGCCCCAGAAATTAACAACAGGTTTTCCTTCAACTGTATCAATAGACAGCATAGTATTTTTGTCATTACGTGCAGCCTTAGCCATAAAAGCCTCAAACTGCTTATTGCAGAAGATCTGCAAATTGACATTATCAGGATTTTCAATCTGATAATAACCCTCGATCAATTTGTCGAAGATTGTAGTAGTAGCAGGATCTTTTAAATCAACATTGGCCAAACGCACAACATAACGAGGATCTTTAACTGCAAGGCCCATGGACCAATTATATTTATTGGTATGAGCAAAGAATATCTCACCTTTATCATTTGTTACTTTTTGTTTACCCAAATATTCATGAGTAAAGCCTGCGGTGTCGCCTTCTGGGAACAAGCCGTATACCTGCTGCTCTCCAAAGCCTACAAACCATACAGAAGTCAGGTTATCACCCTTGCCACCACAATCAATGATTTGGTCTGCCCAAATATCCTCCTGATTAGTCTTACTGTAAAAATAAGCGCCTAAACCAGTGAATCCTGCAGGATTGATTTTCTCATCGCCATAGAAAAGCGTAGTCGCCATTTCTTGGTTCATGGCTTCAAGAAAGGCAGCATTCTCGCTCATCATCCAAGAAGCCTGCATATTGTTCTTTCGTGCAAGTTTTTCGTCGATTTCAGCCAGCGCTTCCATCTCGCCGCAAGTAAAAGATACTTGCTTAGTTTTAGACTTGCTCGGCTTAGTCCCGCGGTTAATCATTCTCCACGCTACTTCCGGCAGAGAATAACGCAATGTAGCTTCCTCATAGTCCTTAGAGTTACACATTTTAAACGGCATAATTTTTAAAATCTTATTTGTTTTGCTTTGCAGTTCAATAATTCTTTGATACTTTTTGTCGAACCCTTGACGAGATGCAAAGTCTTGAAGGGTTGCGAAACCTGTCAAATCTGGCATTATTTACCACTCCTTAATATTTTTATTTGAACCCGCCGCCGGGGAAAAACAGCTCGGCGTCGCCCAGTTCCTTAGATTTAGGTGCTTGCCCATCAGGCGGTTGGTCTTCCATAAGCAAGCCTCCAATGTTTTGCAGCATTTTTTGTATTGCCGGATGATTGGCTACACCTGTATTTACAAGTACCTGCATAGCCTCACCACCGCCAAAAGTATTAACAGCTAATTTAGCAGCAGCAATATTCTCACGAGAAATAAGCCCCTGCTTTTGACATTCAGCAGTCCAACCGTCTACAATTTCCTCCTGCTTATGCATAACGTCTAAAACTACTTTGCTATGCAAATCAATCAGCTTAGTAGCCTGCTCCTGAGTAAGCTTTGCGTCTTTAGCAATCGCTGTAAAATCAGCTTCCAATTCAGGAGAAAGTTCCAGCCCTTCCTGTAGGCTGAACTCATATTTATCAGGAACAACAGGCTCTTGCACAGGATCATCAAATACATTTTTAGGTGTAGTTACAGGATCACCGTCACCTGCAGGCATTGACTCTCCACTCGGCTCAACTTCCGGAGCAGGTTCTGTTACAAACGGGTCGCCGGAAGGAGCAGGTTCACCGCCTCCACCAGCACCATCTGCTTCAAAAAACATTTGTGTAAACTTATTCATGTCTTACCTCCGCTATGTCGTTATCTACTTTAAAAAGGTCATCGTCCTCTAAATCAGGAGGGTGTCTAGCACTCTCTGCTTCATTACGCATCAGCATTTCCAAAGAATGTCCATCGTTCAGCATCCGGATATTCTTTAACAAATCAACGCCTACAGCACGTTTACCTGATAAGAAAGCATTGAAGTATGGCTCAGTTGAAAAAACCGCTGTTTCGACCTCTGTGCTTTCCAAAATGGCATAAATAAAACGCCGTCCGTTCTCGGTCCGCATAATAACGTCCAAGTCGTCCAGCGCTTGTTGTGCAAGCATATTCATTTTTTTGTTTTTCATTAAATCCCGCCTCCCAGCAATTGATCTAATGCATTGCCACCATTAGCAGGTGTTTCACTCATCAACCTGGCCGCATCAGCATAATCCCTAACAGCAGGCGCAGCAGCAGCCATCTGTTCAGCTTGCATTTGTTCCTGCTGTGCCTGAGCACGTTGTTTGCGAAGTTCAGCTACTTCGTTTTCATCACGCACTATCTTTTCTTTGACGCCAGTAGATTCTGCGAAACCTCGTACAGCTTCATCAAGATTGATGATATCAAGCACTTCAGGCTGAGCAGCAGCAAGATTACCAACAAATCCAACTGTACGCTCAATAGCAGGTATTTCAACCATTTTCTGGGCTTGGGCCAAGATAGAAATAAAGGATACTTTTAATTCGCTTTTGTCAATCTCCTCCGGCATAGGCGGAAACAACCCATGTCTCAAACAAATATCAAAAGTGCGAAGCGTCATAGGTTCTAAAACCTCATTGTGCATTTGCTCAAGTACTGGTGACAACATCAGGAGCTTTTCTTCATGACGCTCTGCAATCTCACGCGCAGTCATTTGAGGTCCGTCCTGAGATGTAATCATCATAAACAAATCATTATAGAACGTTTCAGATATCGACTGCCGTTTCTCCAGAGACAAGGCTCCTATGCCTTCATAAGCCTTTGCTCTTGGGTCTACAAGTGGATAAGCCTGCTGTACAGTTCCATCAGGATAAAAATTTAGTCCTCCTGGCATTCTGTCAAGCTTCTTCATTGAAGCAGGAAATGCCATCGCCGGATCTGCAGCATTATCAATAGCCCTAAGTTTATTCTTCTCAATCTTCTGCAGCTGCATACAATCGCCCAAAGCATTATGTCCAGGTCCAGAGCCATATACACCATTTGCAATCAAGGTCCAGCGTGGCATAAGGAACGGGCATTCCCTAAAACCTGATATCTTCAGGAATTTGTCATTAGCACCTTTTTCATAGTGATATGAGCGCCAGGGGAAATTGCCTAAAGCCAATTTGTTAGGATCATAATCATCATTACGCTCTATAAGCATTTCAATATCAAAGTATGTTGTGATATTTCCGTCATTATAAGCAGATTTCACGCTTTCCGATACGTTATCAATACCATATTCTTTAACGATTTGGTCTGCGCTTAATCTGAAGCGTCTAGCGAACGTATAAACTCTTCCCCTTGCATCTACACCGCCAGCATATTCACCGCAGGTGTACGGCCTCATCCATATGCCATAATTGTAGTCTTCCAGCATCAGAGAAGCCCCTGTACCAAATTGAGCCATTTCAGCCTCAATCTGCTGCAGCATATTATAAGCATTGCTCTTAGAATAAATGCTGCTCATAATCTCCTGGCAATCATCTAACCACATCCTTACAGCGTGGTAATTAGCTTTTTCTTCATCTTGCAGACCAAGTTCAAACCAAGGTCTTGACGGCGATGTCAACCCGCTGTGGATACCAGCTGCACATTTACCAACTGCTTTTTGGGGATGTGGGTCTATAAGGTATTCGTCACGTCTATGCCCTTCTGTGCTTTGGATATCTTCTTCAAACCTGCCCCTTGTCGGATTTATATAGCGGCTTAGCATCCTCCACGTTGGCTCATATTGGCTGCGCAATGTATAAAGCTGGGAGATAGTATGTTGTTTTCGTCTTAATTTATCGCTGTCACGCAGCATATCTTTGATATCCATAATCATTCTCCCAACAACATTTTCTTGACACTATCAGAAGTAAGCTGCCCACCAGTCTTATTGGTATAGCTTCTGCCACGAGCTTTAGAGAGTTTTTGAAGCAGGCTTTGTCTCTCTCCCTCTGTCGCACTATCAATAGTGGCCGCTGCTGTACTGCCAGGTGCGCTTTGTTTTATAGGTTCAACACTGCTGCCACCACCACCGCCTCCACCGTGTAACTGCATCATAATCTTATGCATAGTCTCACCTCCCTTCACATACCGGCAAACGGATCATATGACTGCTGCCTAACATCATCTATATCAATAGGTACATATAACGGTCTAGCAAAAGTAAGTACAAAAGCATCTGCCAAATCTGGACTTCTACCAAGCTTTTCTTTTATTTCCTTTTTTGGTTTAAGCATAATTCGAGAAGTTTTATCAGAAAATTTATATTCGACAACGCTTAATTCGCTTTTAAATTCAGGAATATCCGGAATAGCACCGCCGCTTAATAACCAATCCCTGGCCTTGAAATACATTTCAGCCCTTATATTTTCAAATCTGTTATGTTCCATAGCGTTGCTGCCAAAAGCGACCTCATAAACATTGTCATAGCCAAGTTGTCTTAATCTATCAATCACGCCGGCGCCCATATTACCTACATCGATGAATACTATTTCTGGTCGATAATCTGCAATTGCTAAGATTACTCTGTCAACAACCTCTGTAACATTTAGCTCTCTATAAACTCTCGGCTTATGAAGCATTAGCCCTTGACGGGCAAAAATAACAGTACTGTCATCGCCATATCTCGCTACATCCACACCTAAAACAGTTGGCATACCAATAACATCTCTAGAAACCAGCGTCCTATGCGCAGCCTCAGTTACAAGATCTATAGGTATTACAACTTCACTAGCAGAAGCAGTAAAATCACAATAAAGTTCTTGGCGAATCTCAATTTTTGTCATATCTTTCATCATTGATTTAAGCTCAGCTTCATCCAGGACACCACTTTCATCAGCTCTATAAAGACAGGTAAACCATTCTTCGCTGCTTTGCGCTTTTTGGTATATCTCATAAAACTGATTCTGTCCTTTAGGCGTTCCGATGAAATATGCGAACCCCTTACGATCAGCTAATGCCGGACGTATTACCTCGCCCCATAGTTCAGGCTTTATTTGAGCGTATTCATCAAGGACAACACCGTCCCAGTAAGTACCGCGAAGAGCATCAGGTTTATCTGCGCCTATAATATATATCCTTGCCCCAACAGCATTTTTATGCTTTGACGGCAGTTCTATAAACAGATCGCTTTCATTGACCTTTCTTCCCGGAATTGCGCTTGTGTAATATTTCAAGTAGTTCCATGCAATCATCTTAGCTTGGTTTCTAAACGGTGCCACGTATGCGAACTGAGGGCTTATAAGCGTATTCTTAATAGCGCTCTTGCTCAATTCGTTTATCATTCCTACGGTCTTGCCATAACGTCTGTGCGCTACTATAACAGCGAAACGGTATTTATCAAGCGCAGGATGAATCACATCTTTCCAAAGAGGTCTTGGTTTGTATGGTATAGTTATTACTTTCAACCGTCATCACCAGCCCAGCGAAATGTAATAGGTTCTCCATCTTTGCCACTGACCTCACGTTTCTCAACAAACGCTGCTACTGATTTTCCGTATAGCTCAGATGCTTTAAGCCTATTATTCATACGCTCTTCTTTATCGTCTATCACTTCTAGCCAGAAATTCCTTAATTTGCTAAGTTCATCTATAATATCTTTCTGTTCATCTGCAATTTTTTCTTCAGTAACAGCTTGAAGCTCTGCTACCCTGTCAACAATGTGCGCCTTTGTTAACAGCCTTGACGCAGCCTGCCTAGCGCTTTTAGCTGAATATCCTGCATCTATGGCTGCCTGCTCTTGCGTTTTACCACCTACAGCCATAAGCCGACAAAACTTCTCCTGCCTTGGATCTTTTAATGCAGCCATCTCTCCTCACCACCTTTGCAAATAAAAAAGCACCTAACCGAAGTTAAGTGCCTTTATATTAAGTTATTCGATAGTCATTATTCCTAACTTTTCTCTTAAAGTGTTATTAACTATATCGCTCTTTGATACGATTTCGTCTAATTTAGAAGTAATATCCTTTAATCTTCTCTCTAGTCCGTTTGGAGCGAGACCTGATTCTTTACAGACAATACCACCACTATTAGGATCGCCCAATATGAACAACTGTGTATTCTCAACACTTGAATTTAATATCCTAGTAAGACGTTCAATATTTTCTATTTGTTTTTCCAGCGAACCCTTTTTTACATCACATTTTACATCCAAATCACAAGTCGGAGTTTCCATACAGATATCGTTCATCATCGCACCTCTTATTCTATATACTAAATTTTGATATATATTACCGTGTTTTATCGACTTTTTAACGCCGAATTATTTATGTAGATTAAATTGGCGGAAGGTACAAGACTTGAACTTGTAAGCCGATTGCTCGACTGACGCCTTAGCAGGGCGCTGCGCTACCAATTACGCCAACCTTCCGTATGGCGGAGCAGGTAGGATTCGAACCCACACAGCGTATCCCTACGCCCTATCAGTTTTCAAGACTGCTCTCTTAGCCGTTTGAGTACTGCTCCATTATTGCCGCTGTATTACCCCAACGGCAGGGCAGCGTTCAAACGCTAAGCTTGAACGTTTCACCAAGCTTGTTGTAAGCCTACTAACTTACAATACTATTTTAACTCATTAAAACAGGTAATATGTCGGAAACTTTTTTATTTTATCAAACCTTTTTTCAATGCCAAACCAACAGCATCTCGGAGAAACTCCTTACGAAATTCATAACAGGTATCTCTATTTACGCCGGTTAATTCTGCAATTATTTTCATCGGCTTCCTTTTTTCATATTTTTGATACATAACTTTACCAGTAAGCTGATTCTCATGTATCTTATAGGTTTCTGCGACAACTTCAAGCCATAGCTCCGGGTTCATTATTATCGACTGATATGGTCCATATCCAAACGATATCATACGTACTGGCTCAATGTTTTTTAATGCTGCTGTTTCTGTTGGATTACTGATAAAAGCATGCCCCCCACCGCCCGTATGCCCTTTCCTTGCAGTACGCTGCTCTTTTTCTTCATCAACAACTTTTTGTATTTGCTTACGATCCCAAAAGTATCGCTCTACATGCTTAATATACTGTTCTATTAGCATATCAGTCTCCTTCTAGCTTTTCTTTCTAAATCGCCTAAATAATGCTCCAAAAGGATTTATGTTGTCTTCTACAAGTTGGTTCAAAATAGCCTCCTCAAACTCTTCGTGTTTATGTTCTTGTTCGCCCACAACAATCCAATATTCTCGCACCCATTCTCTCGTACCGTCTGCACTTTCAAGCAAATATAAGATACCTTTAGAATCTAATTTAACACCAAGTACTTTACGTTCTCCCTTAGGCACATGTACATTATCACCTATATTAAACTTGCTTTCTATTGTTAATAACATTTGTATCGCCCTTCTTATCTGATAGATTTATTGTAAAAATACTAAACCTTCTTAAAACTAATATAAACAAAAACGTTAATATCCAATGTTCATATACAAATTCAAATATCCATTTTATTAGATCAGGATAATTCATGTCTTCACTCCTTAATCATTACATATAGCTTGGCCGCAGTATTTACAGTAGTGAGCACCATCATCTACCTCACGTCCGCATACAGGACATGCCCAGCCTTTAGGTATTTGTTGTGGAAAAGGACAGTTTGGTATAAAATGCTCTTCGACTACCAAATTTACTTCTTGCGGTATCTGCTTTTGAGCAGCCGTCAATAAAGTTATATAAGCCTCTCTTTTCTTATTCATAGGCATTTTCCAAATGATTGGTTTTAATAAAGCTATTGATCTTTCTAACTTTAGTATGTTCATTCGGGTTCACCGTCCATAATAGCCCCGCAATTATAACAATAATGCTGTTCAGTAATATCCAACCCGCCGCCAAATACATCTGTTGCGGCATATGAGTTGCAATTAGAACAGTAGTAAGCACCGCCCCCTTCCCAACGTCCGTGCTTACGTTCCTCTACAGTAGGAAAGGTCATTATAACGCCAACGACTTTCATCAAACCCGCTTTCTGTCCTATAAAATATTCGTCATTGCCTGCATATATTTCATTTCCCATTCTCTCTAAATATTCCACTAAAGCATTTTTATCTATCAATTCCATATTATTCACCTTCCATTTTAGCCCCGCAATATGGGCAGTAATTTAATTTTGTATTTCCTTCCTCCCAATACATATCCCAAATACACTCGCTGCAAGCAATGATATCGTTATGTCTTACCCAATGCCCATGCTTACGTTCTTCTACTGTAGGGGCTTCGTCTATTAAATTGGCTGCATTTAAATAGGCGGATTTTTTCCCATTATAATATTTACCGAAAGTATCATAACCATAACAATACTTAATACGTTCTAATGCTTTAACATATTCTAATATTTTTGGTTTCAAAACGTCAGCATCTATTAATCTCATAATCTATTCACCTACTATTTTTTATCTTTATATCATAATTACTATCAACTTTGGCCATATTATTATAATCACCTTTCCAATATACTTCTTCTACAGCATCCCAAATTTCGTATTCTGTAGCGTCATTTTCTACGTCTATTTTTATCCTATACTCATTTTTTTCAATAACTGTTGCTATTACTGTTTTCATAATATATTAACCGTCCTCTCAAATATCCATCGGGTCACAATTCTCACAGTCAGGTTCAATGTCTCCATACTGCCAACGACAATATATACAGCAGTATTTACTGTCCCAGTAATCACAGGTAGCGTCACAATCATCACAAGGGCATTGTTCTTCTTCCATTTTTATTCACCGCTCCTTTAGTAGCTCAAATCATCATATATATTGCCGATAACTTTTGCACAAGGGTTCCCACCATGGTTTAAATAATAAATGTCACCATAATATTTAACTGGTTTTTCAATTTCCGCTAAGTAGAAAGTTCCCTGTGCATAAGCTACCTGCATACATGGGGGTATCCAGTCGTCCATACAGATGATATCGCCCTCAAATATTTTCTTGCCATTTTTATCGACAAAGCCTGTGTACTGTCCTACTGTTTCAGGGTCAACTTCATGCATAACCGCTTCTGAAAAATCACCAAACTGATAATTTGAATAACTAATAATAAACGCTTTTTCTTTTAAAGGGTCGTCCTGTTGTTGTACAAGTGCCCCATATACCCAACTTTTAGTGATACTGTCTTTACCCCTGAATAATATTTCACGCATTTTTCTTCACCTTCATCTAATTTTTCAATAATCTTTTCTATCACTGTTTTCAGCGTAAAAGCTTTTTTAAACGTCCGTTTACGCTCTGCTTTAGTCATTTTTCTTTACTCTCCTTTACACTCTTACCCAATAGTTTTTGTTCTTAGGCATAAATTCAGAAGGTCTACCAAAGCTGTATTTCTCATTAGGCTTACAGTTACCACAAATAAAACTTCCCATGCATTTGCACTCATGGCACCAGCCTACGTACTTGATTTCAGGTTTTTTCATCTGCTCCACTTCCTTAAACTTCTCTAAAATCAATATCAGGGTACTTATAAAGCAGCATTTTCTTTTTGATCATATACACCTGTGTCCTCATGCCCTTGGTGTCAACATAATAAACGTGGCCGCTGGCTTCCGTAACTTTGAAATCAGCCTTGTAAATAATCGGCCTTATCTTTTTACCTGCAACCTCATAAGCAGGCTGTAAAACAAATTCAGGCTGTAGTTCAATGCTTTTTACTGCACCGGTACGCTGCTGCCAAAGTAGGTCCTCATAGTATTTTGCTTCTTTCCTGCTATCAAAGCGAATCCCGTCAACCTCAGTTATTGCATTGCCATATTTCAGCACAGGTACAGCCCCGGGTAAATTCGCCGGCGCCGATACGCTGTCATAACGAATTTTACTTGCAAGGTGTGCCGGCAGTTCATTCCACTTCGTCATTTACTCATACCATTTCAATCGCTGCCCACAATGGCAACAGCATCTATCTTTTTCGTCATCTTCCATATCGTTATAACCAACAATGCCACGGCAATTAGGACATAGTATGTAGTCACATTCATTATTTCCAGCGGGAAAAGGATATGCCGGCGTATCCTTTTTCCTATATCTAGCCACTTTCCCGCCGAGCTGGCTATTCTTCCGGCGCAAATGTTTGATTTCCGTCAAAGCCTGCAGAAGTACCGGCTTTAATACCGGTATATATTTATCCTCCGGCTCATCTTTAATCATTGCCATCATGGTTTTTATATCCAAAGGTTTCACATTTAACCACTCCAAACTTATATTAAAAGGCCGCCCCCTACGGGCTAATCACCTCCGCAGGGGTATACTTCCCCTTATCGCCAGATCTGCCACTCTACAGCAACCTCTGCCAACGCACAGCCGAGCTGCCATAAAAATCCAGCGGCAAAGATAAATAATAATGTGTATACTGCTTCACGCTTCATTTTCTACCTCCACAATTGCCGCGAACACAAGATATACCTGCTGCGGCACACAACCATTACCTAACGCCTTTAGTCGTTTCGCCCTGTTTTTTTGCCCAACTATTACTCTTGGCGGTTCATATGCGTATTGCTCTACATTTATTGCAGCAGGCCAGCCCTGCCAACTTTCAATATCCTCTTTTGCTACATTGATGTCAGTCCAGCCTATAGGCAATCCCATTAAAAGCTCTACCCAATCAGCGTTTAGATTACCTGGTTTTTCTTCTTTTTTTATAACAACACCATCCAGATAATTTCTATCTGCATTACGTTCAATACTCGCACAGCCATATGATCCGCTGTTTCCTTCTCTTGCTCTTGGTGTCGGCCAATTTACCGCCTGACTTAAATTAACGCTGTGCATCTTCTTAACTGCTGTATCTAATCCATCACCTGATGTAGCACTCGCACCTTTACGATTGTAATTACCACATACACTCGCGGTAGGCCACAATGAACACTCGCTCTCGTTTATGTGGCGCTCCAACATCGGTAGCTCCATAGCATGACCATCCAACACGATACCCCATTTCGGCCAGGTCTCGCAAAACAGTTCCGAATCCTCCCCCCCGAATCCCGGCAGCAGAGACTGAGAGTAGCCCGCGCACGTTTTCTGCCACGATCCATCTTGGCTTAAGCTCGCGAATAAGCCGGGCATACTCTCCCCAAAGACCGGAGCGGGTAACGTTCCCTTCACTATCAACGAAACCATTTCTTTTACCTGCTGTACTAACATCTTGGCAGGGGAATCCTCCGCTGATAATATCGATCTTGGATATTCCATCGGCTTTAAGTTTTTCTGCCGTGAGTTCTCTGATATCTCTGTAAATTGGGACACCCGGAAACCTCCTTTGCAATAGTTTTTGCGGGTATTCCTCGATTTCACAAAAAGCCACTGTTTCTATTCCCGCCCAGCTGGCAGCAAGGTCAATCATACCTACCCCGCTAAATAGCGATAACATTTTCATTGTCCTCACTCCTGCTCGCTACTTATACTAATATCTTCCAAAAGTCTCAAATTCTTAAAGTTATTAAATATCTCCCGTGCCTTCACGGCCCGTGTATCATCTGACCACATCAAGCAGCTCGGGCAAATATGCACCTCAAAATATCGACCTCTGATTACGTGACTACCCGCCGTTGTATCCTTATGGCATATATCGCAATTCATAATCTCACCTCAAAACGGTTCTGACTTATTAGTGTTCAGCTTGTCAAAATGTTCTTCGCCTAAAATCTGTAGTTCTGCCATATCTGCAGCAAGGTTATATATTTTTGCATGCTTATTATTTCCATGTGTATCGGTAACCTTAGCTCTAAATTCGGCAATAGTCCCTAAGAAACAACCACAAGACACTGTTATACCTTTGTCTTTATTTTTGAAAAATGTCGTAAAACTAAATCTACTACCAATGCGACCGATCAATAAATAGTCAGCGTTGCCGCACACCATAGCGTTGCCGTACACCCTAGCGTCGCCGTACACCCTAGCGTTGCCGTACACCTCAGCGTTGCCGTACACCCAAGCGTTGCCGTACACCATAGCGTCGCCGTACACCCTAGCGTTGCCGTACACCTCAGCGTTGCCGTACACCATAGCGTTGCCGTACACCCTAGCGTTGCCGTACACCTCAGCGTTGCCGCACACCATAGCGTT